ACTCGAAAACAAAGAATTTTCGGTGTTTTTCGCTTGATTTCTCGTTGTTTTTGTGTATTCGGGCTAGAAATTCGGACAATCGAGGCATCCTGAGGTTAATTTAGGGGTAAAAAGATGCCTGAGAGGCTTGACAATGAAGAATTTCCTGTCTCGGGAGCTGGTGACGGACTGTAATTGTTACTCTCGGCTACGCTCGGGTGCATAATTATACGGTATCCATTCATCGATGGATTTCAATTGAATATTATCGATGGTCTTGTGTCCGATGTGGACAGTGGGAACCAAGCGCTTGATTGGCCGGATACCCTACCGGGTATGGTATGGGGAATTGACTGTCCACAGTGGAGAGACATTTTAATAGGTTGTCCCCACACGAGAGAATCCACGAATTCAAATTCTTCACTGGACTTTTTCATTTAAAAAAATCAATACAACAAACACAATACAACATAATTCATTTAAAATAATGAATAAGGGGTCGCTTGGGGGTCAAAGGGGCAGGCACTTGCTACTGCTAACTTTTCGACCGGTGTTAATGCAGTATAGAAGTGCTGCCCCTTCCGCCCCCTACCCGCCCCTTATTCATTCCACTGTGGACAAACTAATACCCCGCACCAAATCGATACGGGGTAATTAGTTAGTTGATTGCAAACCCTCGATACCCATTCACACCCTGATTACGCGCCTGCCTCACCACAATTCCGGAGTCAGTCGCTGCCGCAATGAACGACTCATAGAATCTCGACGCGCTCATTTGGTGGAATCCATTGACGGCTGCCCAAGACGTATATCCATTGTAGACATCAGTGCGAGGCACGAACGGTGAGTTATTCGGGTGCACCGGTTCGATGCGCTCGCCAATGAATCCACGCATCGGGTCAGCCTCAGTCTTGAATCGCTCTGTGGCGCTGGCGACGCTGGCGGGAATGGCGAATGTGCCTCGCCTCATGACTTGCTGAAGCCCACCAACGGCCGACCGTAGCAAGCCCTGCAATTGCCGCTGAGCCGTCAAACGGTCTATGAGGGTAGTGTCTGCTACCCCTGCCGGGAAGAAAGCGCTGAAGGGCACGACAAGCCATCGGCTGAAAAAGCCCTCGGTGGTATCCGCTAGGTGTCGATGGGCGATGGGCAATGCGCTATGCTCATTCACCATGGCGATAGACAACCTAGATGAAGAGGCTTTCAATGAGCTTGTATTAGATATCGCGTCGCGCGAATACAAGACAAGCAAGCTTTGTGAGCTTTGGCAATGTACCAAGGAAGACTTACAAGCCTTTGTTAGCAAGCATCGCATGGCAATCGAGCTAGCAAGGCAAGAGATGGAAGCGGGAGATGAGTCCACAGAGGACACAACAGTCACACCAAAACAGTTAGACGATTTGTGGATCACCAAGAAATTCGAGCGCTTGCGCAGATTGGAGGAAGTTGCCGATCTCGCTTACGAAGCAATAAAGGCTGGCTCATATGGTGATTCAACATTGTTGCGTGAATTCCGTTCCTACCTCACGCTTGCTGCCAATGAACTTGGACAGCTACTCCACAGAGGCGCGGGTGACGCTGCCGATGGAGACACCGTAACGTATGAATTCAAGGGTGTAGATTTGGACAACTTGCGATGAGTGAATTCTATTTGCCGTTTGCCGGTATCACAAAGCGACCCTATGACCAAGACTGGCTGTCCAATGTGGACCGCTACTCCATAGACCCGACGATGGTGCAATTCAAAGACGTTTGGCTCACACAGGAACACCTAAACATCGTTGGCATCTTTGGCAGGCGCTACAGCGTGGATGCTTTCCCGCATGTTGTGCGCTACCGTGAACACCTTTACTTGGAGGACGGAACGCACCGCCTTGTGCTGAGCGCGCTTGAGGGAATCCATGAGGCGCCAATGCGTGTAATCGATTGGCAAACGTACCATGGTTAATTCCACAAAGGACAGACGAAAGGTCACAGGGAAGCGGCATGAACACATTTACGAACCGCGTGGAGGTTGCAAAGAGGTATTTGAATCTCGCGATGAGGAAGTGCTTGTGTCCGGCCCTGCCGGTACTGGCAAGAGTCGTTCCTGTATGGAAAAGGCGCTTGCCGTTTGTCTTTTGACGCCAGGCACACGCGTCCTCTTCCTACGTAAGACGCTGCGCTCGCTCGGTTCTACCGCGCTTGTGACATGGCGGAATTACGTCATCAAGGAAGCGCTAGCGACCGGTACGGTTGTCTACTATGGAGGCTCAAGCCAGGAAGCGGCTCAGTACCGTTTCAAGAATGGCTCTACAGTCACCATTGGTGGCTTGGACAACCCTACACGCGTCATGTCGTCTGAATATGACATCATCTATATTCAGGAAGCGACAGAAGTAACTATTGAAGACATTGAATACTGCAAAACCCGACTCCGTAACTGGAGAATAGGTTTTCAGCAACTCATCATGGACTGCAATCCGGCTGGAGACAAACATCCGCTAAAGCTCCGGTGCAATGACGGCACGTGCCGACTGATTGAATCTCGCCATGAGGATAATCCGCGATTGTTCAATGTGGACGGTACGCTAACGTCTCAAGGTGAGAAATACATCGGCATTCTCGACAAGCTCACAGGCGTTCGCTATAAGCGTCTGCGGTTGGGCTTGTGGGTTAGCGCGGAAGGCGTGATCTATGAGGAATTTGATCCGGCTATTCACGTGCTTCCATGGGACTATGACGATGACGGAAATAGACTCCCGTTGCCTTCCGAATGGCCTAGGTATTGGGTCATTGACTTTGGCTACGTGCACCCTTTCTGTCTTAAGTGCTACGCAATCGGCGACGATGGCGAAATCTATATGTACCGCGAGATTTACCATACACAAAGGACAGTCGCGGAGCACGCGCAAACCATCTTGAGCATCGTTACCGCGCAAGAGGAACACAAGTGGTATGACCATTTTGAACGGTGTGAGCGCACGGAATACAAAACCGTGTGGACTGAGCCAAAACCAACACAGATCATTTGTGACCATGATGCGGAGGACAGGCGCACCTTCGAGCGCGCTACTGGCCTAGGCACCGTGCCAGCGATGAAGAGTGTTACCACCGGAATCGATTTGCTCAAGGAACGCCTTAAGGTAGACAAGGAAACGGGTCTAGCTCGGTTCTACCTCATGGCTGATTCCCTTGTGGAGCGTGATGAGGCGTTGGCACAGTTACTCTTGCCAACCAACACAGCGGAGGAATACCCCGGGTACCAATGGAAGAAAGGCGCAGACGGACGCACCAAGGATGAGCCAGTCAAGGAAGACGATCACGGCGTGGACTGCGATCGATACCTAGTGATGGCGCTGGACTTCAAAGGCAAGGCAAGAGCTTCCCTTATAAGCATGGATGCAATGGAGGATTCCCTACCATGGTAAGCACAAGCTACACAGGCGAACCAACAATCACGCAAGTCTTGCTAAGGAAGGCAATGCGACGCTTGGAAGCTAGGCAAGACAAGCGCTTGGTAGGTGCACGCGTGAGCGCGCCATACCAAGGAATCGTAAGGCTTGTGCTGACGTTGGCCGGATTTAGCCTTTTGACAATAGCGGCTTTTACCCTTACCCTGACGGCCGGATTTGTGATGGCGGGTATTAGTTGCTTTGCGCTCGCCTGGCTTATGGTTCCATCGGCAAATGTAAATGGCCCATCCACAGTAGACGGACGGTAACTCCACAATGGACGATTTGATCTCACGAATGACGCGCCGTGCGTCCATGGTGGCGTCGCGTCAGCCGCAAGTCCGGAACCTTGCCCCCGTGCCCTACACGTCGGACCGTGCGGCACTGTGGGACTCCAGTCCATCAGTTGACATCGGGGATCGTATCTACAGCGCGTACGGCTCTGTGGGTACGTTGTTCGCCATCGTGCGTCAGCTATTCGAGGCGTTCGCGGCTGTCGAGTGGCACCTATTCCAGCGGACATCAGTACGCGACAAGACGCGCAGACGCGAGATCCTTGGATCGTCCTTTATGGACGTTTGGAACATGCCGAATCCATTTATGACCGGTCGCTTTTTCCGTGAGGCATGCCAGCAACACCTAGACCTTGTTGGCGAAACCGATATCCTCTTAGTCACCATCGGAGGAATCATCACGGAAATGTGGCCGGTACGTCCCGACAGGCTCAAGCCAGTCAAACACCCTACCGCGTTCCTGACAGGGTGGATTTATACCGGGCCGGATGGCGAGGAAGTTCCGCTAGGGCTTGACCAAGTCTTGCAAATCAAATTGCCTAATCCTGGTGACCCTTACCGGGGCATGGGTCCGGTACAGGCGATGCTTTCGGACATTGATGCCGCACGCTACAGCGCCGAGTGGAACCGCAACTTTTTCATTAACGGTGCGCGTCCGGGTGGCATCATCAAAGTTGATTACAAGATGGACGATGAAGAGTTTGAGGCTTTCGTAAATCGCTGGCGTCGCCAGCACCAAGGAACCGCAAACGCTCATCGTGTGGCAGTGCTCGAAAACGCCACGTGGCAAGACGTTCAATTCTCCATGGAGGATATGCAATTCGTAGAGTTGCGCAACCTCCCTCGTGAGTTGATCCGTGAGGCGTTCGCCTTCCCTAAGCCGATGCTTGGCGCAGTAGACGACGTGAACCGCGCTAACGCTCAGGCAGGCAAGGAAGTTCTAGCCGAGAACCACACGGTGCCACGTCTCGCGCGTTGGGCAGACACGCTAAATGCGTTCCTACTGCCACGGTTCGCGGGTGGGTCCACAATGGTCATGGATTACGACGATCCAAGACCGATGAACCGTGACGATGAAAACGCAAGACTCACCACTCAGGTAAACGCATTCAAGACGTTGATTGATGCTGGCGTTGATCCGGTAGACGCTGCCATGGTTACAGGCTTGCCTGAGATGGAAATGACTGCGGTTGCTAAGGGCTTGCAGACGGCACCAACGCCTCAGCCCGGCGCACCGGACACAAGCTCAGACACTCCAGCGCCAGCGAGCAACCGCAGAATTGGAAATCGTCGCATGCCAGTGATTGACGCTGAGTCCTGGTATGCGGAGGAAAGAACGGCAATTAGCGCGTAGAAAGCGCACGCGCACTATCCATAGTGGAGGAACGATGGCAGTAACCGCCAAGGTTCAGATTTACGAGATCTCCCCTGGTTTTGGGGATGGCAATTCGCCCGTGCCGGAAGCGCAGAGCGTCAAGTTTTCTGCGGACTATCAGGATGAGCGAAACAAGGAATGGGCACACTACACGCCTGCAATTCAGGTCCTGATGACCGTTCGCTCTGAGGTTGTGCAGTCGGCAGGGTGGAAGGTAGGCGACCGGTTCACGCTCACTTTCGATGGAAGCGAGTAATAGTCCACATGCGAGGCTCGCCAGTAAATGACCGGGCCATCACGGGAATCAAGGCGAAACTGATCAATCGAATTCGCTCGCTTGATCCCAACTTGGCAAATGAACTATCCGGGCTCAAGCTGGATTGGTTCAAAGTGGTAAACGCTGAGGGAGCGTCCACAGAGGACGGACCCAAAGGCGTAGGGTCGGCTGACGCTGAGATTTTCATTTACGACGAGATCGGCGGTTCATTCGGCGTAGACGCTACCGAATTGGTTATGGCAATCAATGAGATTAGCGCCGACAACATCAATGTTCGTATCAACTCCCCCGGCGGTAGTGTCTTCGATGCTATCGCGATTTACAACGCGCTCGTAAAGAGCCCTGCAAACGTGACTACCTATGTCGATGCTCTCGCGGCTAGCGCAGCGTCGATTATCGCCATGGCTGGCGACAAAGTGGTTATGATGCCTGGCTCACAGATGATGATTCACGATGCACTTGGAATGGAATTCGGCAACGAAAGCGACATGCGCGCAATGGCCGATTTTCTCGGGAAGCAAAGTGACAACATCGCGAGCATCTATCAGGCGCGTGTGGGTGGCGACTCCACTACTGGCGATTGGCGCAACCTCATGCTTGCGGAGACGTGGCTCTTTGCGGCTGAGGCTGTCGATATTGGACTAGCGGATGAAGTATTCGCGCCTCCAATGCGTCAGGAGGTAGACCCGAGCGTTGATCCCCAAGGCGCTCCACCCCCGGAAACCGAACCGGAAAAGCCTGGCGAGACTGAGCCAGAAAAGCCCGGAGAGACAGAGCCTGAGAGCGAGCTAGAGGACGCTCAAAACAAGCTCCACCGGAGACACACGATTACTAATCGCGGATACAAGTACGCGGGTAGGCGTCGCGCTCCAGAACCAACATACGGCAGCAACGGTTTTGCAAATCTCTACGGAACGAAAGGCTAGGTAGATGGCTCCGCGTATTGCTGTGCCGGACACTGCGGATGCTCTCCGCGATACTCTCTTGGACCGAAACAAGATGACGGATCTACTGCGCGACCCTGAGAGCTTTGCGGATTTCATTGAGAATTCCGTGAATGCTCGGCTGTCGCGTGACCCTGGCGTCTTGGATCAAGTCAGTGAGCAGACTGAGGCGTTCATGCGGAATTGGCTCCGCGAAAACTCCATCAGTGACTCAATGGCAAAGCGTCTGAACCTTGACGCTCCCAACACCCGCGCTCGTTCCATGCGTCCTCAGACGATTTACAACAAGAGCGCGCTTGGCGCTGAATACGACAGCTATTTCAATTCCATGGCGGAATTCCTCATGGCGGTTTCCCCCCGCACGGAAAAGGATTCCGGGCTGTCAAACAAGCTCCTGACGCTTCAGAACACCATGAGCAGCATCAAGCCGAGTGATGGTGGATTCCTGATTCCGGAAGTGCTCCGGGCGGAAATCCTCCGCGTAGCGCTTGAGACTGCGGTTGTACGGTCGCGCGCTCGCGTGATTCCGATGGACAGTCTTACGGTGCCGTTCCCTGCCGTTGACGCCACGTCAAACGTGTCCAGTGTGTACGGTGGCGTAATTGGTTACTGGACTGAGGAAGGCGCGACCCTCACGGCATCGCAGCCACGTTTCGGACGCGTGGAGTTGCGCGCTCAGAAACTCACCATCTACACCGAAATTCCGAATGAGCTTGCGTACGACGCGATTCCTGCGCTCAATACCTTCATGGGAGACATGTTCCCGGAGGCTATCGCGTGGTTTGAGGATGTCGGTTTCACGGTGGGTCGCGGTACCGGTGAGCCTTTGGGTTACCTGAACGCTCCAGCCGCAATCACTTGCACGCGCACTACCGGTTCACACGTTCAGTGGCCGGACATCGTGAATATGTATTCCCGGATGCTTCCGCAGTCGCTTTCCCGCGCTGTGTGGATCATCTCTCCTGACGTTGTGCCGGACATCTTCAGCATGACGTATCCCACGTCCACCGGTACGGCTGCCGCAATCATCGGTAACAGCGCCGTTTCTGGTATGGGTACTCAGGAACCGCCTACGCAGATTCTCGGCCGTCCGGTGATCGTGACTGAAAAGGCAAAGGCGCTCGGCACGTCGGGCGATATCAACTTTGTTGATTTCGGTTTCTACCTCATTGGTGACCGGCAGGCGATGAGCGCTCGGCAGTCGGAAGACTTCCGTTTCCAGAACGACGTTACCGCGTATCGAGTGATTGAGCGCGTGGACGGACGTCCCTGGCTCCTGAGCGCCATCACGCCTCAGAACAACTCCAGCAACACGCTTTCGGCTTTCGTCAAGCTCAGCTAATGGGAGCTTGGCTCAAGCTTGCGGATGGAAGCTACCTCAACACGGATAGCTCTGCGTTGTTCACTGTGCAAAAGCACGAACACCCGGACGGGCGTTTGTACGCACATATCAACGTGGCGTATTTCGCAACGGGGATGATTCCAATGGTCGCGGCTGAGGGATTCCAGTCCACAGAGGACGCACAAACCGCACTAGACCAATACATGCACAGCGTTGGATACACACAGATAGGAAAGGACACGTAATGCCCGGCGGTTTTGGATGGGGTGTCGGCAACGCGTTTGATATCTGCCTTGGTATCAATCTCGTTGCTGACCTTGCGGCAGGCGCGAACACTGGAAAGCGCCTCCACATGCGGAATTACGAAAGCGTCTGCGTTGTTCTGTGGAAGAATGCGGCATCGGCCGGTACGGACGATGTCGTAATTCAGTGCAAGGAAGCTAATGCGGCTTCCTCTGGCACGCTCCAGAACATCGCCTCGAATCCCATTACTGAGTACTACACCAAGAGCGCTACCACGCTGGCGGGTACTGAGGCATGGGTACGTACTACTCAGACGGCCGGCAGTGCTGTGACGATTGCTGGAGCCACCTACGCGGCAAAGCAGGTGATTACCGCTTTCGAAATCAACGCAAACAGCCTCAGCGATGGTTTTGAGTGGTTTGAGGTTGACATTGCTGACCCTGGCTCCGGTGGCACGATCCTTGGCGGTTTGCTTTACATTCCGTCTGGGCTCCGTATCGCGCGTCAACCTGACTTGCTGGCTCAGCCGAACGCCTAACAGCAGAAAGGCAATACGCCATGGCAAGAATCACTGCCGGGGGAGGACCGTCATTCAATGACCATGAATTGAATGATCCGGACCCACCCTTGGTAATCCGGCGGTTTATGTTGGGAGATGATGACGTATCTCTTGGCGACAACTCTCCGCCATCTGGACAGAGCGAGTCATGGTCAAACGCTGGCGCGACAGCCGACAGCCAATCGCCTGCCCGAACGACGGAGAACCCCTCAGACAATCCCCCAACGGAGGCAGCGAACTTTACTGCCCCTATGACGGGTGGAGATGGCCCAGAGACGGAGCAACCGTCATCCGATGAGGTTCCACCATACGAGGAATGGACTGTGGCGGAATTGAAGGATGAGTGTCACAAGCGAGGCTTGCCTGTGAGTGGCACCAAGGCAGAGCTAGCCGACAGGCTCTATGACAATGATGAGCTTGAGGCAGCCAAGGCAGAGGACGAAGCAAACAACGAATAGGCAAGGGTCCGGGTGTCAAGCCAAGGCACCCGGACAATTAATAAGTAATACAACATAAATTCACAGGGGAGCAAGTGTGAACGCGGGTCAGTGGGCGACGCTGGCAATGACTCTCGGCCTAGCCTTCCTCAGCGCGGTAATTGGACTTGTCGTCTACATAGTGAAGGGTGCCGCTAGATGGGCTCGCACAGAGGAACGTCTAGAGGAACTAATTAGCGATGTAAAGGAATTGGTAGAGAATAAAGACCAAGCACATAGGCTCATTATGGAAACCATCAAAGATGATCGGGAGGCTACCAATCGCAGACTTAGATGGCTTGAGGAACATCTTTGGAGACGAGACAGAAACTCAGGAAACGCAGCATAGTGAAAACTAAATAGCTCCACTGCCCAATGTGGACTGTACGGCCGTAGAAAGCAATCGGGAGGTACGCGATGGGCGTTTGGTACGCCACACGCGAGCAAGTCAAGAAAGCGCTAGACGTTAGCGCTACCGCAGATAATCACTCCAAAGTGGACCGTGCGATTGCAGCCGCTACGGACTCCATTGAGGGTATGACTAATCGTGTCTTCTATCCGCTGTATGAGACACGTAAATTTGACTGGCCTGATGAGCACGGAAGACAGGGACCATTCCGTGTCCTCTTTGGGCCGAACGAATGTATCTCGCTCGATACGTTCACAGCGGGAGGAACGGTAATCCCAAGTAATGCATACTTCCTGCGGAATTATGCCGACCGGCCACGTCCCCCATACACATACCTTGAGGTAGACCTAGCGAGCGCCTATGCGCTTGCTGCCGGTACCTCATGGCAACTGTCCCTTGTGGGCACTGGACTTTGGGGTTACCGCAACGACGAGATACAGCCGACAACGCTACTGGCGAACGTGTCTGACACAACATCGACATCTATCAATATTAGTGATTCGTCCAAAGTGGACGTTGGTAGCCTCATCCGCATTGGTACCGAGCGTATGCTAGTGACGGATGTGAGTTGGCTCTACACGGGCGCAGATGTCAACCAAGCGATTACCGCTAGCTCCAGTGATGTAGGGGTGCACTCATCCTCCGGAGGCGCTGTGAAGCAAGGCGAGCGCATCATGGTTGATAATGAAATGATGTTGGTGTACCTCATTACCGGTTCGCTCTACACGGTGACTCGCGCTTACCAAGGAACCGTGCTAGCGGCTCACTCCGCTACGCCTGTCGCCATGTACTGTCCCCGTACCCTCACTGTCCAACGTGGAGCGGCAGGCACGACAGCCTCAACGCATACGGCAGGCGATGCTGTGTATTGCTGGCAGCCACCGGATTTAATTAACCAATTGTGCATTGGTGAAGCGCTAAACGCCTTGCTCCAAGAGAATTCCGGATGGGCCAAAACCGTAGGCGCTGGAGACAACGTGCAAAACGCGGTAGGGGCAGGGCTGGAGGACTTGAGGGCACGTGCCCAAAAGGCTTTTGGTCGCAAACTGAGGGGGGCATACGCGGTATGAGGATGACAGTCTCTATCAAGAAATCCGGACCGTTCCTGAGTGGACAGTTTGAAAAGACCATGCCGGGAGTTATTCAAGCGATCGATGAGGCAGGCGCAGCCTTTGCGCTACAGGAATTGAATCGTCTAGCGAATCAGGATTTTCAAAACCCAACGGGTAAGTATCAACAGCACTTGCAATTATCCACAACAGACCTAGGTTTGCAAGTAAACGATGGACCGTTGGGAGCTATCTATGGTGCGTGGCTTGAAGGTGTTGCCTCGCGTAACAAGCGCTCGCGCTTCAAGGGTTACTTCCTCTGGCGTAGAGCGGCACAGAAAGTCCGCATCAATACAATCCAGATAGCCAACCAAACGGTACAGGCTTTTGTGGCAAGGATGAACGGCCGATGACACTAGCACTCAACCTCACGGGAGTACGACAGATTTATTCCACAATGGAGGATCAAGCCTCCACAACGGGACTTTTCAAGACAGTCAACACCCATGAGCCCAAGAATGCACCAGAGGCTGACCTTCATTGCGCTATCTATGTGGCGTATGTCGGACCCTGCCCCGGGCAATCAGGGCTCGCGGCAACGACAGGGCTTGTGCGGTTCAATGCTCGGGTCTACAAAAGCTTTATCAGCAAGCCCGAGGATGATATAGACCCATCGATCACGTGGGCATGCCTCACGCTCATGGATAAATTCTCAAACGACTACACGCTAGGCGGCAACGTTCGGGAGGTTGACCTATTAGGACAGTCAGGCTCCAAGCTGGAGGCAACCGCCGGATACCTCACCATCGACAACAAGCTTTACCGCGTGATGACGCTCAATGTTCCAATCATCATGAATGACCTTTGGACTCAGGCACCGTAAGGAATCGACATGGCTAAGCAAGGTGGACTAGGCCAGAAACTCATCGTTGGCGGTTGGGACATCTCGGGTGACATTGGCTCACTGTCCAATGTGCACGGTGGATCAGCGTATCAGGAAGTCACAGGGATCGATAAGAGCGCCAAGGAACGTGTAGGCACGATCCGAACCGCCGAAATGGAATTCACATCATTCTTCAATACAACAGCCGGACAGGCTACGCCAGTTCTTAACGCGCTACCGCGTACCGACGTAATCAATACATACATGACCGGTCAGCTACAGGGCTCAGCGGCAGCGTGCATGGTTGCCATGCAAAACAACTACGATCCCAAGCGTGGGGCGGATGCCAGCCTGACGATTGACACCAAGATGGAGGCTGACGATTTCGGCTTGGAATGGGGGAGGTTGCTCACGGCTGGACTCCGCACAGACACAACGCCTACCTCACCCGGTACCGGGCTTGACCAGACAGACGTATCGACGTTGTTTGGTTGGCAGGCGTATTTGCAAGTTACCGCACTCACCGGAACAAACGTCGTTGTGACGCTTCAAGACTCCGCAGACAACTCCACGTTTGCCAACCTGAGTGGTGGAGCTTTCACGTCGGCAACGCTGCCACAGACGACACAGCGCCTACAATCGCCTGGAGCTACCGACACCGTGAGGCGCTACGTGCGCGCCATCACAACGGGTACGTTCTCAAGCGCCACGTTCTGTGTTGTATTTATTCGTAACTATGTGGCGGTTTCGTTCTGATGAGTGGTTTGATTGATCACAATGGCTTGTTTCGCATCGCGCCAGGCATGCCAGTAAGCGCCTACCGCACGTATGAGGTTGCCGCGCCTCTCCGTACACATTGGAGAGTCGGCACGTGTGAAGAGGCTGAGTGTGAGGCTTACCGCCTAGGTTGGATAACCAAGATAGACGCGTCAACTGAGCTAGGCGTCCGGCAAGCCGAATACATCATTCACCAAAGTGGACGGAGGTACACAGCAGCAAGGGAAGGCGACACACTTCTAGTCTTTACATTTGAGCCAGGACAAAAGTGTTTCGCGCAACATCACGTACCGCTGGAGCGTGACCCGTTGCTCATCGTCAGAGATGGAGACTGGCGAGGAAATCCAACGGGTAACCGTCGCCAACTGTCTAATGTAGACGATTGGGTCGGAGAGTTTGCAGAGAATCAAGAAAGATTAGCGAGGGAGTTGTAATGGCTAAGCAATCGGGTATCGCATGGACCGCGCTCAGTGTGGATGACGCTGGCGGTACGGTGCGAGACATCCGGAATGACATCACTGATTTTCAATTCGCCACGCCTCGCGGTACTCAGGACATCACGGGTATCGACAAGAGCGCGCATGAGGTTCAGCTACTCTTGGCGGATTTCTCCATCACGCTCAATGGCGTTCCCAACATGGGTGCCGTACCGAGCGCCACGTCACACGGTGTGTTTGGCTCCGTGCCTTCCACGTCGGTAAACCGCACGGTGACAATCACCATTGGTGGCCGGTCGCTGGCGAATGAAACACTCTTCACTGACTACCAACTAAAGCGCGATGCTGACGGCAAATTCACTTGGAGTGCTCCGGGTGTGTTGGCTGACGGCACCGTGCCGACATGGACGTGAGCCATGGGATACAAGGTACCTAAGCAAATATTCAAGCTTGTCTTCCCCGATCGTGACGGTTTGTGGATTCGCCTCACTGCCCCAACCATCGGGGAAGTAATGAGTTTGAGTCGTCTCATTAAGTATCAGGGAGTAGATCCCAAAAACCTTACTGAGGCTGACGTGGATGAGTTGCGGCGTCCACAAAGGATATTCACCAAACACTTGATCTCATGGAATCTCACAGACGACGTGGAGCAAGAGGATGAGTCCACTGTGGAGGTTGAGGTACCGGCCACATTGGACGGAGTGGAGTCTTTGCCTGCCCCATTCTTCAAAGAGATTGTAAAAGCATGGGTTGAGAATACGGTGGAGGTTCCCGATAACTCCCCTTTGGACAGGCGCTCGCTAAGTGGCTCGCCGTTCCCGGAGGCATCGATTCCGATGGAACTACCGTCACTAAACCTCCAGAGCTAGCGGAGGCAGAGTTTTTCGTTGAGGCGTTTCGGGTGGGAGTCTTGCCGAGTCAGCTAGAGAGGGAGTCGGCAAGACTCTTCCGATACATGAGCATCTATCAGCGAGCGCATCCTAAGAAAGACGATACGCCATGAGCG